AAGATGATTTCCTCGCGCGCGTGCCGCAGGTTGATTCGTGCGATGCGCTGCGCCGCGCTGCTGCTCGTCGTGAACGGCAGGATGACGTCGCGCCAGTGATAAACGCCGTCGTCCGCAGCCAAGTAGGTTGCGCTCGTGATCTGCGGGAAGTCCGCCGCCGCCCACTGGTTCTCCGAGGAAATGAACGTGCCCTTCACCGCGTTGACTCGGTCGCGTGCGCTGAGTCGAGTCGAGACCGTGAAGCCGCCAGCCATGTGCGTCTCGTCGAGCGTGATCGCGGGCGCGCGATACGCTGCGGCATAGACGACGACTTGTCCCCCGCTGTAAGCGATTGTCCCGCCCATTGAGGAAAGGATTTGCCCGATGATCGAGTCAGGCGTCGATGACGTCACGGCCTGCCCGTTGCATTCGTAGCGGTTCTCGTAGGTCGCTGGACTGGTTACCGGCTTGACTTCGACTTGCCCGTTGCAGACAGCGGCCGCCGCGATCACCGAGGCGTCGTCAATCTCGCTCGCGTCCATGCCCATCCCGAGATCGGCGTCCGTGAGGTAGTCACGCAAGCAAAGCGCGGGGTTCGCGCTGTAAGCGGTCGCGAGCGTGCTGGGGTTGTAAACCTTCTTGCCCTTGACGATGCACGAAATGTTCGGGATGCCGCCGACGAAGATTTCGTTTGAAAACGTGAGCTTGCAGTAGATGTAGGCGATGCCTTGCAGCCGATGGTCAGAATCCCAGCTCCCGCCGACGCCTGCCACTCCACCCATGTCGTCGGACAAGACGGTGTCGTAGGTCTGCGTCGTCGTCCCGAGATACTTGTGAATCATCGAGCCGGTGTAGCTTCCTGAAGCTGCGTATTTGCCCGTTGCGTAGCCGGTCAACGCGCCGCCGCTCATCACGAGGTCTTCGTTGAAATACACGTCGCCGATTTCCTGCACCTCGTGGCCAGCCAAAGTCACGACCAGATGCAGATACTCGTTCCTGTCTCCACTCGTCGCGAGAAAAACAACGGTGCCCGACACCTTCGCTTGCCCGTAAATTATTTGGCGCGGCGAGGTCGGGCTGCGCGTCATGATTCCACGGTCGTTCAAATCGGCCATTGACGGCATCTTTGGCGCGAGGAGGCGCGATGCGGCCATGCTCAGTCCAATGGTGACGATGTAGGGTATCGCTGCGACAACTACATTTACAATTGCTGTCGAAACTCCAGCTTCTAGCAGGAGAGTTCCGACGAATTTTGCGAACAATACGAACGCTTCAAACATTATGGTTCTTCGTTTAAGGGTTCATCTCTTCCGCCCGTGCGAAACGCGGTCGCGTTAGCGTTGCCCCAGTAAATGACCTTGTCCTGCAATCCTGCGACGTATTCGAGCCCCGTGTCGGCTGGGTATCTGCGCAGTTGCTCCTCGTGCGTGTAGCGACTTTCGCGCGTGCGCTGGAAATCGACTAGCTTGCTTTCGATTTGGATGCCGATGGTTGCTGATTTCCCATCGTTGGAAATCACCATCGTATCCATGCGCCCGCTGAAGACCGTGATTGAGTCGATAACCGCGCCCGTGTCCGCGTTCAGCGTGCCGAATCTCACCGCCGCCGTCCGCCCTTGGTAATCTTCATCGAGAGCGGCCGCAACGAGATCGTTGGGCACTCCGGTCAGGTCAATACTCAGCCCACGCGCCGACAGGTCTTCCGTTTCCTCGATGGTCGAGATCGAGGAGAACGCACCGAGGCCGGCATAGGTGACGGCTCCGATTGTGATCGTGCCGTAGCCGGTCCAGTAGCGCACCGAGCCGTCATCGAAATCCAGCGACGTGGCGAAGAACGGGTTGAGCTGCGCCGCCGTCGTCGAGGCGAGGAGAGGAGCGGGAATTGTGCGGCTCATGTGTTGATCGCCTCGAAGATCGAGAAGTTCAGCCCATACTTTTTCGCCGTGTCGATTGACCAATCGCACGTCGTGGTCCCGAGGCGGAAGACACCAACGGCGTTGCTGTAAACGATCGTGGTGTCGTCAGGATAGTTGGTGCGCAGTAGCGGGAAGATTTCGTAGGACAGCGCCGTTGACTCCGTGCCGTTCACCTTCGTGATCTTGTGCAGCTTCGAGCTGCTGAGCGTCCCAAGCTGGATGTAATCGCCAACGGCCCACGAGCCGACGCCAGTGTCCACCGTGAGCGTCGTCGTGTTCGCGACGTGCGCTCCGTTGAGCTGCGGGATTCCCGTCATCGTTCCGCGCTGCGTGCCGTTCGCGTAGTCACGGAAGTAGAACGTGCCGCGCGCAGCCATGATGAGAAAGCCGATAAGTTCCTCGGCGTCGGCGCGGTTCATCGGCGGGCATTCGACATCGCCGCTGAGCATCGTGCCGGTCCAGTTGTAGGATTGGCTCGAAAAGGTGAAAGGCGAGATGTTGCGGGCGACCGCGCTGATGGCCGAGAAACGCAAGGAAGCGATGCGAATGGCGGCGGGAGGGGTTAGAGGATAGGAGATGGCCATAAGCGTCGAGAAACTCAAGCAAACGCACTGCGATACGACCCCCCGCGCCGCACCATGTCGGGGATCTCGGCCTTGAGCCGCCGCCGCTCTTGTTCGAGGATAGGCACCAGCTCGGCGCGCGAGACGCCGGCCGCGATGTTGTAATTGACCGTGACGCCGCCCGAGCCCCCGCCGCTGCTGCCCATTGCGCCGTTCGGCACGATGCTGCCCGAGGAACTGGGAACGAATAGCTCGGGGCCTTTTTCGCCGACGACGTAGGCGCTGCCTGCGCCGACGGGTCCGCCTTCGGCGCGGAAGCCTGCGAAAAGCGCGTCGCCGATTCCCTTGGCGAGCGGTGCGGTAATTTGCTGGCGGAAGACGAGGCGGAGCAGGTCTTGCCCGAGAGCGCGCACGACCTCGCCGAGTTTTTGCCCGCTCAGGATTGCGTCCTCGAAGCCTTGGGCGATCATCGCGCCAGCGTCTTCGCTTATTTGCGCGAGCTGGGACATTGCAGGAAGCGTTTTTTTTGCTTCTTCGTTCGCGGCGCTTAGGCGAGAAGTCATGTCTTCAATTGGGCCAATAGCGGAGGAGTATGCTGCCGCCGCTATTCCCACCGCTTTCGCTGCATCATCCACGCTCATGCCGTGTTTCTTTTCAAACAAAGTGATGCGATCGAGTTCCTCCATGTAGATTTCCATCGGGCTACGCAGTGATTTAATCAACGCGTGGTATTCTTCGATGCTTTGATTGCTGCGATTTTGTGCGTCAGCGTTTGCCGCTGATAAGCGGGAGGTTCTGTCGCCTGCTTGAGCAACTTGCTGCATCGCCCTTTGGTTTTCCTCGGCGTTCTCCTTTACTCTTTCGTTCGTGTTAGTCAGGTCAATTCCTTGTTCTATTTTAAATTTAGCAACTTCAAGCGCGGCGTAAGCGGCAGAGAGCTTTTTTACTTCTGCGGCCTGTTCGATTGTCCCTTGTGGCGTCCTGAGTGTTTTTGTCGTTACTTTAAAACTAGGGTCGATCGTTGTTTGAGTTGTTACTTTATCGGCCACCTTCGGACGCAATACCGCTAGTTGTTGCGCAATTTCAAGCCGCTGTTTTTCAAGTTCAACAAGTTGTTTTTGCGGCGACATAGCGTCGAACGCAGCGCGCGCGTAGATTTCCGCAACCTCAAGCGCGGATTCCTTCATGATCTTTTTTATCTCCTCAAACTGCGTCATGAATTTAGCAATGGATTCGATTGCTTTATCGAGAACGCTAGTGAGTGAAAACCCTAGCGCCGCCGCAAACCCAGCGCCAAGCGCGCGCGGGTCGAAAGCTTTTTTCATGAAGCCAGCCGCCGCCTCAGAACCTTTTTGCAACTTCGCGAGCGAGTTCTGCACCGCCGCAAACGCCGCCTTCGTCGCATCGACCGCTTTGAGTGTGAATGATGCTTCAGCCATGGTGCTTCAGTTTCCGGTTTTGGTGTTCGATGTAAACCAGCCAGCCGTTCAATTCCTGCGCTGGCATGGCGAGCACTTCGCTTGCGAATTTGCCGAGACGGTCCGCGAGAGCATACACGGCGAGGAAGTCGGCAGCTTCTCCGCCGTGAATCAGTTTTTTAAGTCGTCAGGCCTCGGCCCGTTTTCGGCCAGAATGGCGTTGGCGATGCGTCCGACGACGTTGCTGTCGGCCTTGTTCAACAGCGTCGGCTTGTGCTCGATGGTGAACAGCTTCGCGCCGTGCTCGTCGGTCGCCTTCATTATCAAGATGTCCACCAGCAACTCCATGTCGTTCTCTTTGCTACGGCGATAGAGCCGGTTTTTTTCGCCGAGCGTGACCGGCGATGCGTGGACGACGAGCTTCCATTCGGGCACGTCAATTTTGCGCGTGCCGAGGGAGGCGAAGTGTTCTCTGACGAGGTCAATTGCTTCCATTGTGTTGTGTGTTTTGCTGCTGAGAAATTAGACGGCCGTCAGCGTGCTGAGGGCGCCGTTACCCTCGAAGGCGATTGAGCCCTCGACGATGCCGTCGAAGCTGGCGGAAATGTCGAATTTGGTCACGATAGCCGAGCCTCCATAATAGATGTCCCCAGCCGTGTCGCCCTCGGGATAGAGGTTGAGCGTGACCACGCTGCCGATGGTAATCAGGAGCTGGCCCGCGTTCGTCTCGTCCCAGTAGAGATCGCCCGATGCGCTCCACGTTTTCATCGTCGCCAGACGCGTGCGGTAGGTGTCGCCGATTACTGAATCCTCGACGACATCTGAACTATGGCTGAGCGCATAATTTCTGAGCTCGCCGATTAGGGTGGTAGAGATCTTGACGAGGCCTTCGCGGCCGAGGTGGTTTGCCATGTTAGTCGGTGGTTAAATAAATGCAGTTGAAAGTATGCCGAGCCGTGCCGAAGCGCCTGTCCTCGTCGGGCTCGATCACATAATCCACACTCGTCAAATGAAGGTCGCGGCATTGACCCCCGAGCGTCACGTCGGCCAAGACTGCGGCCTCGACCGCCGCGCTGCCCGTGTCGAAAAGGTCGTCGATCAAATACGTTCCGCTTTCGGCGATGAAGTAATCGACGATGAGCTGCAACTGCCGGTATTGCGTGCGGTTGCTCGGCCCCAGCGTGCGCACCTCGATCTGCTCGCTCACGGCGTAAACCGCTGCCGCTGGAAACGAGATGCTTGCGATCGTGTTGTTGCGCCCGCGAAGGATGTTCGCGGTGGGCACGACGAGCGCGCCGGTAAGAGCGTTTGCCGTCGCGGTGCGGATGTTGGTGCGTGTGCTCATGCGGCTGTTTTGATTGGCATTGCTCCGCCCACGCGGGTGAAGCCGAGATTGACGGCGCGGTTGGCGAGAACTGCGGCGACTTTCTTCTCGGTCGTTCTCACGCGTGAATTGATGGCCGCGTCGATCATCCGCTGGTAGTTCGGAATCTTCACGTTGTGCGCCGTGGCCT